TTGGGGTGCGCGTTGCATCCCCAGCCAGTTCTCCCCCACATATCCCCAGATGCTCCGGCTGCGCGCCATGTCCCCGTGCTTGGGGATGAACGCCTCCCCGCCCGTCGCCGGTTCCGCGAACGCATACCGGGCCGGACCCTGCGGGGTATAGGTCGCAGCCTCCCGCAGCAGACCCGACGCGGCATGCTCGTACACACCGCCGCGCTCGTTCTTCACCTGCGTACCACCCGGCAGATGCAGACCCGCATCCGTGTAGAACACACCAACGTGGACAGTCGCCCACTTGTCGTGGATCCGGCCGAGGCTCTGCTGCACCCGGTCAACCGCGGCTTGGGCCGCAGCCGTGGCGATGGTGACCACCGTGCCGACCCGGCCGGGGACCTTCCGGTAAGCGTCGATCAGGGCATGGACCTGACTCGTGTTGTAGCCCAGCTTGATCGCGGTCTTCTCCAGCTGCACCAACTGTTGGTCGTACAGCCTGTCCGCGAGCTGAATGGACATGCCACTGGCGATGTTGGCTTCCCGCAGATCCTTGATCGCGGTGACCTCATCAAGGATCGCGCCCTGATGCTTCGCGGCAGCGTCGATCTCCTCCAAGGTCGCCGCCCGGTGCTTCTTCTTGGCGTCCGCGTCCGCGTCGAGGATCCGCTTGCCCTCCGTCAGCGACTTCGACAGGGCGACAATGGACTTCTCGTACTTCTCGGTCGCCCGATCCAGGGTCATGCTGATGCCGAACAGGTTGTCGAAGGCGTCCTTCAAATCCTTCACCTTCGTTGCCGCGTCGACCGCCGAACCCCCGAGGCCAGCGATGGCCTCATTCACAGCACCCACCGCGGCGGCGGCCATCGCAGCGTTCTTGGTTTCGCCGAGCGAGGATTTGAGGTGGTCGTAGTAGTTAGTGACGCTGCGCAGCCGGTCGCCAAGCAGCGGTACCCAGCCGAGCACCGACTCCATCTGGTGCCCGGTCGATGCGAAGAGGCTGACCAGGTGTGACCATGCCTTTTCCAGGAAGCCGATCGACGTACCCAGGTTGCGGATCATCGTCTCGATCAGATCGAACAAGACCTGCATCCCCTGCTGCGCTCCCCTGCCGCCAGATGCGATCGAAGCGAACATGTCGCTGAGGGCCTTGCCAATCTGCGGCAACTCGCGAATGAGGGTCTCGATAAGCGGCAGGCTCGCGGCCACGGCCGCGCGTAGGCCCGGCATCATCTGCGTAGCCAGCCCGCCCAACCCGCGTGCCACCCCGACCACCTCGGCTGACAGGGGCCCGAAGATGGCCCTCAGGTCGGGCTTGAGGCCGTGGAGGGCGTCGCCGATGACAGTGATGCCCTGCAGGGTCGGCGAGATGAACGATGTCGAGGCGTCCCGGAAGTCCTGGCCCAGCATGTGGGCCATGTCCTGGCCGGCTTTCTTCACGCGTGGATCCTGGATTGCCCCGACAATCCCGGCCGCGATACCGGCGCTACCGATGCCGGTCAGGACCGCGCCGCCGATCACCGCGCCAAGCAACGGCGCCGCAGCGGCGGCGGCGACGGTCACCGCGCCGACCAGGCCAGCCTGAACCTCACCCGGTAGCACCTTGAAGGCGCCCAGCATGCCCGTGCCGGCCTGATTGACGAACTGGATCCCGGCAGCCTGCCCCGTCTTGGCGAAGAACCGGCCGAACTCCTCGGCCTTCGTTTCCAGCTCGGCCTTGGTGGCGGTCAGCTCCTTGCGAACCGTGTTCTGGATCCCCAGCTCGCCGCGCTTGGCCCGCAGCGACTTGAACACGTCGATGTCTCCGGTCGCCGCGGCCTGCAACGCGAGAAGCTCAATCTCCCGGCGCGTCTTGCCGATCTGGACATCAACCATTTGGAGGGCAGCATCGGTCTGGTGTAGCTGCCGATCCAGGGAATCGAAGCCGCCAGCCAGGCCCTTCACACCACGCTTCGCGTTCTCCGCCTCGGCGCCCGTGCGGGCCATCGCCATAGCCGTCTTGTCGCTGGCCTTCGCCGCGTCGTGAAGCTGGTCGACCAGACCCTTGGTGTCCTGTGTGGCCGCCGTGGCGCCGCGCTTGTAGTCGGCGACGTCCATAGCCAGCTTGACCGAGACTGTACGGGCCATGGTCACCTCCTCAGTTCGACGCCGAATAGCAGCGACCCGGCGAACGGTTCTTTCTCGTATTGCTTGGATGCGATGTCGATCGCGGCCCGGGCGTGGCACTGGGCGGCGGTGGCCTTGTACCGGCCGTCGTTATTGATGTCCATCGACTCACGGCGGTCCTCACCGCAGCCGCACGGACAGCGCGACGCCCGGTAGTCGGCGAGGGCCAGGAACCAGCCCTCCTGCTCCTCATCCCACTCGCTATCGGTCGTGGCAGTCGAGCGGACCAACCGGCCGGCGTCGTCGTACTCGTAGTCGGTCGTGCTGGTCGGTGTCCAGCCGTCCAGGCGCCGCAGCGAAACGCCGAGCCGCTCGGCCAGCTCTACTCGGGTTCGGAGGCGGGGGTCAGCCGCGATGCGGCGGCCGAGAAAGGGACGTCCACCCCCCGGCGGTTCAAGCCCCAGGCGGCATCCGCGACCCTGTCGTACTCCACATCGGACAGCTTGCCGTCATGCTCATCGTCGCCGAGCAGCTCGGCCCAGTCGTCGTCGTCCAACTCGGGGGCGACCACGGACCGGCGGATGAGGGCGTCGAAGAACGTGTCACGGTTCACCGAGATGTACAGGTCCCGCTCATCGACCGAGCCGTCAGCCGTCTTGCGCGGCGGATGCTCAGCGCAGAACGCCCGCCACTTCGGGCGTGACATGGCCCGCAGGTGGAAGTCGATCGTCGAGTCGGCCATCTCCGCCTCAAGCGCCAGGATCTGCTCCGAGAGCCCAGAGACAGCAGAGCCGGCGGCCAGCGAGTCACGGGGCTCACTAACCGCCTTCTGCAGCCGCCGATCCAGCTCCTCATGCCACGCGACCAGATCGGCCCGCATGCACACGGGCACCGACCGTTCGGCGAGCCGGCCGCCCTTGATGATGTCTTTCGCGGTGCGAGTCACAATCACAGATCCCCCTGTGTTCTTGTCCCCCGGTGGATGAGTGAAGGGAGGACGGGCCACGGGGGGATCAAAAGACCCGCCCTCCCAGATCTGGTTAGGCGACAGCGGCCCGGATGTTCGGCTGAGCAGAAATCATCATCGGAATCTCGTACTTCTCGACCGAGTTCGGCACCGGCTGCAGGCGCTTCTCCCGCCCACATGTAACCGGGTACACCTCGATCGGCTGGGCGGATGCCCACGCGACAGTCGACGCGACACCGCGGCGGATCACGATGAAACCGGCCGTGCCCTTCACGAACGTGTTGAAGATCGTGTCGGTGGCAGTCTGCTTTTTGAGCCGCAGCAGCGTGCCCGAGAACGAGTCGCGGCCGGGGACCGCCGTGTCGAACTGCGCGGACAGGGGGCTCGTGTCCACCGGTGCGGACGTAGCCTCGAATCCGACCAGCCCGTCGGCGGTCATCGTGTCCTGCAGCAGGATGCCCAGGTTCAGCTCGGTAGCTGTCGGCAGGGCGATGTTGACGATGGCCCCGACGAATGCGACCCGGGTATTGCCATCCGCAAATACGTCAGCCATTGCTCATCTCCTGGTCGGCTTTCTTCGGGGTCTCGGGTGGGGTCTCGATCGCGGCGGGGGGCTGCTGTGCGGGCTGCTCAGCGGTGGCCGGGTCGGGTTCGGCCGGCGGCTCAGTCGACTCCCAGCCCATGTCGATCCAGTCCTTGACGGCGGCCGTCGGGCAACGGAAGTGGCCACCGGTGTCCGGATGCACCAGCCAGACGAAGTCGTCCATCAGAACTTGATGCAGTCGTAGGTGACGCCGGTGAGGGCACCGGAGAACGTCACGGTGGCCACGGCCGGGCTGACGTTGTTGTTCACCGCAGACGGCGGCACGAGGATGTACCGCACACCCGTCGCCGGACACGCGACGGCGGTCACCGTGCCCGGGTTGCCCTGGGCGGTCAGGTTCGGATCCAGCACGGCAGCGTTCGTCGCCGTGCCGGTCGTGACGACCCGCAGCACACACCCGCCACCGGGAACAATGTCGTTCCCGAGGATCGTGTCCGACGCGGTCGGGGTGATCGGTGCCGGCGTTGTGCCGGTCGTCACCACGGATTGGGCAGCAACAAGCGCCATCGGCGCACCTCCAGTGTGGACGGAACCGCCGACGGGGCGGAGAGTTGGTATTGCGGGGTTTAGCTGGTGGCCTTGAGCCGGTACACCTCGACGGCATCCATCACGAGGACACCCGTCGTTTCGTCGCGCTGCGGCGGCTGCGTTTGCTCCTGCCGGACCTTGCCGCACGACAAGCCGACAATCGTCGGGGCGGCGTCGAGAAGCTGCGTGCGCACCCGCTGAGCCACCGCCCGGGACGCGACAGCATTCGCCCCGACGCAATGGCAAATCCAGCGGGCCACCCACACCCGCGTCCGGCCGTCCGCCGAGTTGTCGAGGTCCTCCGATGGACGGTCCACGGTGGTGTAGACCACCACGTACGGCGGCGCCGGAGTCGGGCTCGGAACCGCGCCGTCATAGACCACAAGCGCCGGGGTGAGCGGGTCGGCGTTCAGGAGCGCGAGGCCGGCGTTGGCCAACGCCTGGTCGAGGCCATCAGTCACTTCTCCTCCAGCAACTGGAGGCCCAGGTCTTCGATGGCCCGCTCGAAACGGGGCTGTTCGGCGTCCAGTGCAGGCGAACCTGCGGGCCGCGGCGCATTGTTCACCGAGCCGAACTCCAGGAGGTTGCCGAGCGCGCCCTGTCGCTTGTCCTTGTCCGGACCGATCTCCGCCGACAGTCGGGTGCCCTCTTCCGCCGTGTCATAGGTGACGGCGTACGGCAATGCCGGGGCGTACCTGAACCCCGACCAACGGCGCCGCCAGTCATTCTTGATGTTCAGGGCGCCCTTCGACACGACCTTCCGCGCCTCGGGGGTCACATCCTCGTTGGCCTTGGCCAGGACGGTTTCCCACTCGTCCATGCCGGACACGGTGACGCTCAAGAGGTCACCTCGATGACCGCGAATCGACGTGCCGACAGGAAGGACTTGTGGGACAGGCCGCGGACGCGGAACGTCCTGCCCACCAGATCCGGGTCATGCGCCGACGCGGTGACGGTGACAAGGTCATCGCTGGATACCCCGGTCGCGGACAGCGGCAGGTGCACCTCCAGTTGGCCGATGAGCACCTCGGCCTGACCGACGCTGGTCGGCGAGGCGCCGGCCGCTCTCTGCTGGATCTTGCACGGGCCGGTGTACACCGTGGTGTACGTCGGGGTGTCCACACCCGTCTCCGGATCGGTGGCGCTGCCGGCCCGGTGCCGCACCGTGCACGCGTCAACCATCAGCGCGGCTGCGGCGGCCTGTGCGCGGGCGAGGACGGAAGCGGCGGACATGGGCAACTCCTAACCGCAGGGATGTGGGGTGATGCCGGTGTTCGGTCGGGTGGTCAGACCCGACGTCGGACGGACGGTCGTGCCCGAACCGGGCCTTGCCGTGGTGCCCGACGACGGGCGGCTGGTCGTGCCCGTGTTCGGACGGGTCGTGGAGCAGGTCTTGAGGATCGGTGTGCGCCCCGCCAGCGATGCCGTCCACAACGGCCAGCGGTGCGGCGGTGTCACCACCAGCGGCTGCGGGCTGGGCACCGCGGGCCGGCCGAGTGGGTAGCTCGCGGTCAGGATGGTGCGCGGGATCGGCACTGGCAGCCACGGCGGGGTGACGACGATCGGCCCGGCGGTGGGTGCCGCGGTGACCGCGGGCGCGGCCGGCGCGGTGAACACCTTCGCGCCGGGTACCGGAGCCAGGGTGAACGCGGGGACGACGACCAGCGGCATACCGGTCGAGGTCGTGGCCGCACCCACCGACACGAAGGCCCGGGGCAGCGCGGCCGCCGTAGCCGGTACCGGCGGCACCAACGGGGGCGGCGTGCCCACCGCGGGGTTGCCGAGCGGCTGGCTCGCGGTGATGTACGCGAGCGGCACCGGCGCGGGGGTGAATGGCGGGCCGACGACCAGCGGGCCGGGGGTCGCGGTGGTGGA